TTGGACTTAAACAGCTCTAGCTCCTCAATAGAATCAGGCACAAAGTCGCGCTTCAACTCTTCAACAATAGCCTTCTTCAAATCAACAGCCAAAGACCTACCAACAACATTACCGTATGCAATAGCGGCCTTCACACCTGAACTATCATCAACAGTGGGTGACTCAGGCATAACGAGATCGCCTACACACAAATCAATACGATCCGCAATAGCTTCACGCATAGCGTCTTCACAACGAACTCGTGAAATAGCTTCTTTACCAGCCTTGACGTGTTTGTTAGTACCCATAGCAGCAAGCATATTATTATGCAAATGTTTACCACCAATTCGCACTACCTTAGCCTTGAACTCTGGTGTCACTTTTGCCCAAAAGTTATTACCAGAATAACCGCGTGTCCAGTCATATGGATAGCGCACAGCTTCCATAGCTGCTTTTGTAATCACAGCCACAGTGTACTCTTCAGCCTCTTGCTTTGACAACACTGGATTTTCTTTGTCAGTACTAGGAGTGTAAAACATACACTACTCCTTCCGCGAGGATATCTCGCTCAGTTTTGATCGATGTCAGATTATAAATTAACGAATGGAGTCAAGAAAAGATTGCAGCGTAGGATAACGCTTTGAATCAATCTTCTCTAGGATAGCAAGCGCCACAATATCACCAAGATCATCACTACCTAGAATCGCTTTCTCGCTCATATCGCTTTTCAGCGCAGTCTTCAACATTGTGATATCCATGGTTGTTACCACAGATCGCCATCCTCCGGTTCCTCTGCCGTTGCCCACTTCGAGCCCTGTGTCGAAGAATCCCATTCTTCACCTCCACCCTCACCTGTAGCACCTTCTTCATCTCCTGTCAAGCCCTCGCCTGATTCTTGAGCCTGCTTAGCCATTTGTGCTTGCAACCACACACCGTCACGAATGACATCACAATCATCTCTAGGATCAAGACCATGACTTTCTCTAACTTCATTCACAGTCTTGTAGGTACTCGATTGCTTATCATCAGCAGTCAAACGCTCAGTATCAGTTTGCCTATCGAAGCCGATAAACGTAAACTCGAAGTCTTCATAAGAGTCATCGATGAAAGGTAAGATTTCTGCGTTTATACAATCTTCAAGAAACGCTAATAGCGTTCTCAACCCTTTGTCACGAGAAGCCGTCAACCTAGTAGCCTCTGGGGAGGACTGAATCAACGGCGAAACAGCGTTACCGATACCGCCGGAACGATTAGGAAAGTTGATTTCCGCCGGGTCCATACCATACAAAGCCGTCAACATATTCACAAGGTAGTCTAGGAAGTTGCCATGTTCCAAATCTGTAGCTTGTGGTAGTGGAATAAACTCTAGTTTACCACCTCTAGGAACAGGCATAAACGGAATACGTTGTTTTCCACGATACGCCGCTACCTGGGCGCGCCACCTAGCCTCAAGAATCTGCATCTGTTCTTCTGAGATATCAGCGTTGACCATAGTCATAAAGCCCTTGGGCATAGAACCTGGGCTAAACTGACGCGCGTTGGTCTCCTCAATCCCAAGGTGAGCCATCACCTTCTTTAGCGCTGTTTCAATCTCAGCAGTAGCATAACCATAATACTCCATCTGAGTAGTCAAATTCTCAGGACGAAATATCATGTCCTCTTCTTTGAAAAGAGCCACTGGCCTATTACTATACAACTGCATGTACTTAGCGTTCAGGTCTTTCTGTTTGGCTGGATTCACAATACGAATACTGCCACCATCAACAGCGAAAAACTGAACCAACTTACCAACACGATCAAGCTGTCTCTCAGCACAAGGCTGATCAAGCTCCATTCTGTCCCTAGCGAAGCGCCACAAAAAGTCACCGAACGAACGTTCAACAGGTTTTATGTCAGGTCTAGCACACCTTACAATGAACTTGTTGTAAAGATCTTCTTTCTTGTTAGACGCTTTCCCCTTCGCCTTTGTGCCAGTACCCGCCTTCTTACGAACGCGAAAGCCTGTCGTGTTTGTTTTCTCTACTTCTTCACTAGTCCGAATCCGAGAGAACGCCTTTACTTGGCGCAGCCTTGTCAACACAATAGCCGCTATCAAAGTGTCACGCCGCGCTAGGTAGCGCAACACATTATATGAAGCGGCGGCTGGTTTCTCTTTGTAATTGTAACCAGCCACAGCCCACACTGACGGATCAGCCAACAAGGCACTACCTGGACCACGGCCAGGCTCCATACGCTCTCCACCGATACGGGTAGCTTTCAGCAACTCTCCACCGACCTGGGCGATGTCTGAAAACAAGCCCATGCTACCTCCCTATTCCAAAAAGGTCCAACGTGTCTACAATATCATCGAATGTCGGCAACCCTTCAGCATTCGCATCGCCTCGAACAGAGTTTGGTGCATCCAAACTGTGAACCTTAATCATGTGTGTATATATCCACCGACGACCAATAGCCGCATAGTTGTGTGCATGCAGATAGTGATCGGGTCCTGTTGTTTCGGCAACCTCAACAATAGAACCGTCATTCAGCTCCTCAAGAATGATAGCTATATTCCTGAAGTGCATATCTATGATATCAAGCACCCGCTCATCCAACGATGGAATAATATAATGCTTGTTATGCAGGTCAAGTATACGCTCCTTTAGGGACGGAGCCCTACCCACAGCCAACATAGGAAGACCCCCACTAGGAGGACTTGTATGCCCAAATAACGGTTCTACCGTAGCGCCAGCCGTACCCGCTGGGGGATACTTACATACCCAAAACTGGCAACTCAGTGCTTTATACAGTTTTGGATTCCGATCTTGACCATACCCATAATCAGCTACAACGACATCAGCCCCCCACTTCTTACAAAAGTTGGCCATGGCAGCTACAGTATCCTCTGGATCATTTGTATCAGCAAACATGTACGCTTCAAGAAGAATTGGGTAAGCCAAATCAGTTGACACGCCTTCGGCAAATGCCCAATTGGTTTTACCCCAGTCAATCCCAACTGACACCTTAGTATTCTTAAACATGCTATCAAAGGACGCTCTATCAGGTATTACAAGCTCAGGCTGAACAAGAGTATAAACGAAATTCTCAGACAACTGCCCAGCATCACCACGATAAGCTTCACCCAAAACATACGTCATCCACTTAGACAGACCAGGCTTATACTCCCGAAGCTTCCTCATAATGTTGTCAGCCGTATGCCATACGCAGTCAAGCTGACTAACAGCATATCCACGAATCTCAGCGTTACGTGTACCCTCAACCCATTTAGCGTATGCTGTGTGCCTGTTCAATGGACGCTGACACTTGACACAAATAATCTTGAATGTACCATCTGGAAATGCGGCAGAATCATCATGAGCCTCAAGTCGCTGAATCAATGACGTTGGACCGCTAACTTGAGCTATATTCTCGCGTGACAATGCTTGCCAATGATTACACCGTGGACACTTATACATCCAACGGCGCTTGTCACTAAGCCGATACTGCCCGTCAACTCCAACCTTTGGGAACGTAGGTGTTGAGAACAAACGCAAATGCCCAAGACGCGAGGCGGAAAGACACTCACGAAAAGCTGAAATAACGCCGGGCTTCATCCTGTCAAACTCATCTAGGAATACACGATCTGCCGCAGTAGACTCACCAAGGTCTTCATTCCACGAGCTTGTTACAAGAATTTCTGAAGTACCACCACCCTGCTTCGGATAGATTTCCTTGAACATAATTGATCCCCAACCGATCAACCGCTCAAGTACCTCACCTTTGAATGCATCAGGATGATCTGGTCTACCGACAGGATCAATTCGTGTTTTCGCTATTTCCTTCGCCTTATCCCACTTAGGCATAGTGTAAATCGTACGACAGCGAAGAAGGGAAGCCATATGTATCATGTCGTTTATCATGATTTCAGTAAAGCCCATTTGTCGAGCCTTCTTTATCACGATTGTTGGGGACATGTCATCAACAGGCTCAATCATCCATGGTCTGTGCTTTAGTAGGTTATCACGCGACGTGTACGTCATAGGCGCTCTATCTAGCATCCTGTACTTCATCGTCCATACAGAAGGAAGCGCCCAATCACCAACCGACCTTTTGTACCGTTGTGTCATGTATGCTTTTACACTAGGTCTCGCTCCTGCGGGTATAGCTGTCATTGCCCCATATACTTTAGCGGCCACTTCAACCTCATGGTACGATAGTGACGAGCGCCCAAGAGTAGCTATTAGCTGCCCAGTCACCTACAACGTATGGATAACTCGCTCCCGTTGGATCAGGAGCCAAATTAGTTTGCCAAGATATCCATGTGTTTCTAGCCACATTCGTGTCAAAAACCATATTCATGTACGTAACTGATGCAGCCGTACCACCAATAGGAACAAGCTCAAAGTCTTCAGTTAAAACATCAGCTTCACCAGCATGAGCAGCAGCACCCGGAATGGAGAAACCATTCCAAGGCCACACAACACCGTTCTGTAGTGACAAGTGTGTATGTGCCGCACCAATGGTAGCGAACGTTGTAAGACCGGAACGCCCAACCAACATATCATCAATCTCAACAGGAACAAACTTACCGTGATTATTGTAAGCATCCAAAGCCACAATAGCCGGAGCCAAGGCCACAGTACCGTCAAATGGATTCTCTTGCTGATTAGTAGATAGGTTGGCTATCTTAGAGTTCCAAAAACTCTCAGCATATATACGAACACTCATGGCCAAACCATCAAGCGCGATACATGAACCATAACAAGCATGAACACCAGGGCCAGTATCCGCCATAGCTATCTCAGTACCAAGAGACGTAATATTCCAACGTGCAAGAACAGCCCACATTTCTTTCTTCGTCAAATCCGAGAAATTACCTGTAGGCTCACCAACACGCCCAACACGCCAGTAAGCGTGATTACCAAGCGTAGAAGACTGCATACAAAACGTAACAAACGACAAATTGTCATCTGTCATAGCGTACAAGAACGGAGCAGCTTCGGTGGTATAACCTGGCCCTCTTGAAACATGCTTATTGACATATGATCCCAAAAACGCCCAAGTATCCTCACGAACACGCTGAAGACTCATGCCGGTGTCATAGAAATCACCAGACGATGGATCGTGATCACATTCTTCTGAAGAGCCAGACAAGTACAGACCTTTGAAATCATTACCCGCCAAACCAATGTGGCGAACCTGCATAATCCAATCTTCACCGTCTTCTGGTTGCATCATCCAACCAGCACCAGACTGTTCCGCGTCAAGAGCGGCTGTCTGTGGTGCGTTAGCTATATCAAAGTGTCTGAACCATACAGCGCTAGCTCCTGTAGCTGTGAGTGTCTCAGCGCCACCAACACGAATGTTCAATGTAGCATCTATACCCGCTACACCTGTGATCTCAAACACACCGCTATTCTCAGGATTGACAGGGTCCCAAAGTGCCAGAAACGTACCAACCATACCAACATTGAATGGGTAGGTAAGTGTACTATCTCTAAAAGTGTTCCCTGCTAGCACCTGACCCATCATAGGTTGAATCAACTCTGAGGCATACGTCAAGTAATTGAACTCAAAACAATTCCTATGGATATTCACAGAATCCCAGTACACAACAACAGGATTTGCCGAAGTGTTCTCAAGCCTAATGTACGACACCCCAGCTACATTCTTCGTGTAGATAATATAGTATCTTGCCCAGCCACCTGTAGACGGACAGTCAACCAAATCAAGCCACGTACCCAAACCATTGTTTACCTGAGCTTGTATCGTTT